GGCGTTGACGGTACTACTGGTGTTGCTCATTCCGCTGGCGCGACTGTTAATCATGGTGTGTCTGCCCGTGACTTTGATGAACCTAACGCTTTCATCAACGGTACTGGTTTTGTTTCTCCAACTCTTGCTGACGCCAAGGGCGACTTGATTGTTGCTACCGCCGACGACACGCTGGCGCGTCTCGCTGTTGGGACGAACGGGCATGTTGTCACGGCTGACAGTGGCGAAACAGGAGGCATGAAGTGGGCACAACCGGGAGCGACACCCACGCAAAACACGCAGACTGGCACGACCTACACAGCGGTGCTACTGGACGCCGGGAAAACCGTCACGCTGTCCAACGCGTCGGCGGTGACGCTCACGATCCCGGCGCAAGCCTCTGTGTCGTGGGCTGATAACACGCAACTGAACTTCCTGAACCTCGGTGCTGGAACTGTGACGGTCACCCCGGCGGCCGGTGTCACGATCAACGGGACACCACTCACCTTGGCGACATCAAAGGGGGGAAGCCTAGTCCGCACCGCATCAAATACATGGACGTTTACGCCGACTGGTGGTGGCGGGAAAGTGTTGCAGGTTGTTCGGGCTACCGACACGACGGACAGAGCGACAACCAGTGCCTCGTATGTGGACGCTTCCATTAGTGTAACCATTGCTCCCACACAAAGTACCAGTAAAATAATTCTCGCTTATCACGCCCGCATGGATTATTCCGCAGTGTCCGTGACAGCAAATGCGTGGCTACAAATTACTGACAGCAGCAATGCTGGAATTAGTGGGGCAGAGGAAATGCTTTTTAGGCGGCTACGGATTCAAAATTCGGCGAGTTCGGGCGGCATCCAGCAGGCAGTGAATCTTTTTGCATTTGACGAACCGGCGACAACTGCGGCCACGACTTATAAAGTAAGAATGAAAACGGACGCGTCAATGAACCTTGTTAACGCCAGTTGTACAGGCCAACTCTACGCATACGAGGTGTCAGCATGACAACAACAGCCCAAGCCGTCGGGAGTCTACGTCCCGGTATTGAATGGTCAATGAGTGGCAATGACGTTGCCGGTATCACTTGGCACACACCCGATGTCGAACCACTCACACAGGCCGAGGTTGACGCGGAAGTCGTGCGTCTTGAAAGCGCAGAGGCAACCGCCGAAACCAACCGTCTAGCAACAATCACAGCAGCGCGTGACCATGCAGCCAGCCTTGGTTTCACTGATGCGATGCTCGCAGTAATGTACCCACAACTCACGGTAAGCGAATGACCTACGACCCGACACTTGATGAGTTCGTTAGCCCAGTGGTGGAGCCATGACAACAGCAGAAGTCATTTCACTGTTCGGCGTCAGCACGGTTGTTATCACTGCTGTGATTGCTGGGTTGTTGTGGATTGTGAAAGCGCAGGTGAGTTCGATGCAGCGTGATCTTAAACCGAACGGTGGGACTTCGACTAAGGATCAACTAAACAGGATTGAGAATGATGTTGCTGATGTTCGCACTAAATTGGATGGGCATATTGTTTGGCATCTGGATAAGTAAAGTTTTTGTCAGAAACCTTACATGTTTTTGTGACGTGTAAGGTTTGTGTAACTCTAGTTACTATTAAACGATGGCGTGTACGTAATAGGTCGCATATCGGACTGTTTACGATCTTGGCTGCATGTCACACACAGGGAGTCCCAATGGGTAACAGATACCGTGAACCTAGGCCGCATTCACCTGAGCGTCTTTCCCTGAAAAGCATTGACTCTGTGAAGCATGAAGATTACGCGGTTGAGGTGCAGGCCACGTTCCTGTTTGACCCGTACACACCTGACTGGGAGGGCGAACTCTCACGGGCTGTCGCTGTTTTATCCAAAGTCATCTCTGACGGTGCTGAGCGCGCTGAGCGTAAGCGTGAACTGAAGTCCCGCGAGGAATACGCAGGGATTGGTCACAACAATACTGATAACGGTATTGTTATGGCACAGCCGTGACTTACGAGGGGTTCACTTTTACAGGAACCTGTGGGGATTGTGGCTCGCATGTCACTACTCAAGATCCTGAACTTCTTGTTGGCTGGCAGCGACAACACTGGGACGTGTGCCCGTTTTGGAATAAAACAACTCATAACATGGAATAGCGCAACGTTTATTCCACATTAAACCAGCCACCTTCGGGTGGCTTTTTGTATGAAAGGAAACATTATGCCCAACATTTCAACGCAGTGGCGTAAATACCTGTACGGTATTAGTGCCGCAACCATTCCTATTCTTGTCATCCTTGGTTTCATTTCGGATGAACTCGCTGTCACTCTTGTTGCTATGGCTAACGCCATCTTCATTGGTGGTTTAGCGTTTACTAACACTCACCCTGAGGGTGATGCCTGATGGCGAAACTTGTTGCCGGTGGTGTAACCCTTCGCGCACAACTTGATGCTCGCTTCCCCGGTCGTGACAAGCGCAGCGATGGGTGGATTGGTGATGCCGCACATTCGGAGAGATTCAGTTGGCACAATGCAGATAAAGCCGGATGGGTTTGGGCTTTAGATCTTGATGAGAATTTTGGTAGAGGCAAGTGGCGGCGTGGCCGCAACGCAAAGAACCTTGCGGAACAACTCGTTCAGTATGCGGCTTCCGGTTTGCCCGGTAGTGACCGTGTTCTCCATATCGTGTACGAGGATCAGGTGGCTAGTGCCACCGTTAAATCCCAGTGGTGGCGGTTTCGCGGGTCAGGGTATGGGCACACGCAACATATCCATATCACTTTTGCACCGTCGGCTAAGAAGAACGGTGCGTTGTGGCCGTTGCCGATTCTTGGTAGGCGTTTGAAGACGCGACGTGTGTGGGCTAAGAACCTTCGGAATGCTTGACGTTAAGTGTGACCAGTGTACGTGTAAACAGTGTAAGAACTCTACAAACTAGGGAGCGTAATGCCAGTAGATATTTCTGATGGTGTCGTAGAGGATCTTGGTTCTGCTTTACTCGCACAAGTTGACGCATCAACCCCAGATTTTATATCGTGGGATTGTAACATTGCTGGTTTAAAGTTTTTGTTTGGGTTCAGTCGCTCGTACCCGTTGCAACGCGAAACGGCACCGTTTCGTAGGGAACGTGTAGATAATGAACGTAACCCCGGTGAGCAGTCTCTTGATTCTGGTTACTGGATCAGGTCGCAGTCTTCGTGGCATTTTGGTAGCGGTCTTCTTACTGCTGAACCGTTGGAGGTTTCAGCGGAAGAGGCACAGTTCAGGTATAACCGTGGCGGTGGGGTTAACCCGTGGCAGGCGGGTGTTCTTTCTTTGTTGAAGGACACGAGTAACGTGTATTCTTCTGCTGGTGCCAGTCAACTGATGCTGGGTGTGGGTACGGGTGTTCTTCACGCAACCGGCAACGTGTTGAAGCATATTGCTAACGACAACACTGCAACCACAATAACGTGGGGTAGCACGGAAGACATTCAATCTATTACCACTGACGGTTTGTCGTGGTTCCTCACTACTACTGTCGGTTTGTATAAGGGTGCGTTGCCTTCGGGTGCTGGCGCAAAGATTTACGACGCTAAGGCTGGCACTGCCCGTAGTCTTGTGCGTTGGGTTAAGTCTCGTTTGATTTACGTGTGCGACAATGAGGTGCATGAAGTAACTGACTTGTCACCCGCCAGTGTCGTTCACCCACCTGTTTTTTACACTCACCCTAGCACTGACTGGGTGTGGAATGACGTGTCTGAAGGGCCAACAAGTATTTACTTGTCTGGCTACGCCAACGATGTGTCTTCTATTTACCGTGTCGCTATTGCTACGACCTCCACCACTGTGACATTGGAGCAACCTGTTGTTGTGGCTGAGATGCCTCGCGGTGAATTAGCGAACTCGCTGTATTCTTATTTGGGTACGTTCCTTATTGTGGGTACTTCTAAGGGTGCCCGTGTTGCGGCGATGGATGTTAATGGTTCTTTGAACCTTGGGCCTTTGACGGTTGAGTCTGTTGATGGTTGTACTGATGCTGTTGCTGTTGGTTCGTTTGTGTTTGTGACTGTCGGGTCGCAGTCTTCTTCGGGTGACCGTGTAAACAGGGCGGGGTTGTGGCGTATTAACCTTGGTCAAACGATTAACAACACGCAGTTGTTGTTTGCTTCGGCAGCGGATCTTACTACGAATACTACTGTTACTGGTAAGGCCACTCAGGTTACGTTTGCTGGGGGTAAGTTGTGGTTTAGTGTGGACACGCAGGGCGTGTATAAGGAATCGGCAACGTTTGTTCCTGCTGGTTGGGTTGAGACTGGGCGTATCCGTTTGGGTACGTTGGAGTCGAAGGCTTGGCGTGACTTGAGGTTGCTGGCTGAGAGTGAGAGTGCCGGTAGCGTTACTGCTTACGCTAACGCTGCTGGTTCTACGGCACCGTCCACTTGGGATCAAGTGATTTCTGTTAACGGCACTGTCACTGACTCGGTGGGTCAGTTAAACGTTGTTGCACCGGGTCCTGTCGCTAACTTGTTTGTTGCTTTCGAGTTGGAGTCTAACGATGATCGTTCTCTTTCCGCTGAGATGATAGGTTTTCAGGTTCGCGCTATCCCTGCCCCTCGCAGGGCAGAGTTGTTGTCTGTGCCGTTGATGTGTTTTGATTTTGAGACTGACCGTAAGGGTCAAGCGTATGGTTCGGTTGGTTTGTCGTGGGATAGGTTTAGTGTGTTGAAACAACTGGAGTCTACTTCGGCTACGATTCGTTGGACGGATTATACTACGGGTGAGGTGGCTGAGGGTTACGTGGAGAAAGTATCCATGAACAGGATCACCCCGCCGTCTAAAGGTTTAAAAGGTGAGAACATTGGTGGTCTCGTGACGGTGCTTCTACGGCTGTCGTAGAGGGCAGTGGTGTCCCTTCAGGTAGCCTCGACACGCCGTTTAACGGGGTTTTAAGGGCACTCTAAGCCCCTCCACAGGGGTTCTAGGTCATATCCTATCAACCTTGTGGCGTTAGCCTCTAAGGTGCCTTAAATCTTAATACTCACTTCCTGTCAATACTCACTAAAAGGTGAGGTTTTGTCAGAAAACGTAGGTGTTTTACTGACATTTTCTGCATCCACCGGCGTGTCGTGTTGACAAGCCACAAAACTCGTACTTAAACTGGAGTCCGTAAGGACGGCAACCGGAAGTAACCACACCGTTCGTCGCAGCCCCACAGAGGGCTGCTCCTCACCTGTTAAGCACCGGGTACTCAGTCGTCGCTTCGCTCCTCCTTCGTGTACTGTTAAACATTCTACGCCAATGCAAAAGATTCACCCCTCGTTTCTCCCTAACCGGAGTTACGGGGGGTTGTTTTTTTGTGCCCTAAACCGGCGTGTCTAACTGGCAACAATCAACTTTATGTTGTATGTTGCTTTTATGAATAAAATACCAGAATACATTTCCTACTCGGGAATGACCACGTTTAACGATTGCGGGGAGAAATACAGACTCACCCGTATAGAGAAAGTAGATGAAGGTAACGCTTACTTCTTCGCCGGGGGAACATCCGTTCACTCCGCATGTGACTCCGTAGACTACGCACTACTGGGGGTGGCAGAATGACTGACGCCCTAGCAGCAGGCGTATCAACGTTCAACAAAACCTTCGAGACACTACTCATCGAAGGAGGCGACCGACCATGGAGGGCAGGAGGCCGCAAAAGCAAGGCACTCCCCAACAAGGAGGACGCAGACTGGTGGAGGGCCAACGGCCCACTGATGGTTGGTAACTATGTCAGGTGGAGGCAACTCAACCCAAACATTGAAGTGTGGACGGCACCCAACGGTAAACCAGCCATTGAAATAGGTATCGAAGCGATGCTACCCAACGAAACAATGTTGAAGTCCTACATTGACCGTGTGTTCCAAGACAAAACCACTGGTGAACTACTCATCGTGGACCTTAAGACTGGGCAACCACCGAAGTCGTCACTGCAACTAGGCGTGTACCGTTTAGCGATACGTGAAATGTTTGATGTGGACATTCGTTACGGTGCCTACTGGATGGGTCGTGAAGGAACACTCACACAACCAAGTGACCTTGACGTGTTCCCACCGGAGATGGTTTCCCGTTTCATGCGGGACACGTACAAGATCATTAAGCAAGGGATCTTTCTCCCCAACATTGGTATGGGTTGCTCGTGGTGTGGCGTGTCGGATCACTGCTACACTCAAAACCCCGCTATCGTTCCACCCGTATTGGAAAACGACATTAAGGAAGTGACAGCATGACCGCATCAAAAGACACACTAGTTCAAGTAAACTTTAAGACACGCAACGGCACGTTAATCAACGTGTACGGTAACGATGAGCCTTCGTTTGATCTTGGCTTAGCAATCATCCAAGACCGTATCGCTACGTTCACGGAGATTGAACAGCAACTATCCGGTGCCGGTGTAGTCGGTGAACAGGTAGCGTTAGCGTCGGTACAGCCACCAGCAGCAGCAGGTGTGCCTGACGTGGCACCACAAGCACCACCCGCTGCATCATGGGGTCAACCACCAGCACCCGCACCGGCAGCAGCGTTCACGGCAGGGGCGGTACGACAATGTGCACACGGTGTGATGACTGCGCGTAGCGGTCAGAGTGCCCGTGGACCGTGGAAGGCGTACATGTGCCCGACACCCAAGGGTACACCGGGTCAATGTGCAGCACAGTTCCTTGACAATAAGAGTGCCGAATGGAACTCGTTCGCTGCGTAACTAAACTTAGTGTGGGCAGGTTGACAGGGAAGCGGTCTGTCCACACTAACACCCTTTCCCTGAAGGAGAAACATGAGTAAAAGAATCTACAACATCAACTACCACACGTCGGCCCCCGGCGAACGCACCATATACGCTAGAAGTTTCCTGAATTTACAATTAAGACTTATCAGTCAAGACTACGACCACCAAGTTGGGGTGGCACTAGACCTTGAAAGATCCGGGGCGACAAGCATTAAGTTTTCTTTCCGCAACAAGGCTTTCTTTATTACGTGGTGGGCAACCAGAATAAGGAAGCACACAACATGAGAACACTTGATCGTGCAGTACGCTCACTTGACAAAGGTGGTGCAGCATTACACTTACCGTTCCGTTCATGGGCAGACAAGCATATAAGTATCCGTCGTGGTGAAGTATCCATGATCGCAGGTCCACCCGGTGCAGGTAAATCCACCGTGGCCCTAGCCCTCGCACTTAAAACACAAGTGCCAACCTTGTACGCTAGTGCTGACAGTCACGAATCCACCATGGCAATCCGATCCGTGTCCATGATAACAGGTTTACCACAATCCGAAGTCGAATCACGCATGATGATGGACGTTGATTGGGCTAGCGGTTTACTGAAACAATACGGCAGTCACATCAAATGGATGTTCGATGCCAGCCCCACACTAGGCGACCTTGAAGATGAGATCAACGTGTACCGTGAACTGTACGGTTCCGACCCCGAACTTGTGGTAGTAGACAACGCCGTAGATATTACTCACGAGAGTGGTGACGAGTTCGGTTCGTTGCGTTCACTGATGCGTGAAGTTAAATGGTGGGCACGTGAAATGAACTCAGCCTTCCTCATCCTGCATCACACCAGCGAATCGTACAACAGCAACCCTTGCCCACCACGGGCAGCGTTGCACGGAAAGATCGCACAAATACCTTCACTGATCCTCACCCTGTCATCCGAACAGCCCGGACTCATGGCCGTTGCACCAGTAAAGAACCGTTACGGGCCAGCGGATGCCACGGGTGGCACGGCAGTGTGGATGAACTACTCGCCAGAGTCAATGCTACTAAGGGACATGGAATGAGAGTGGGGAGTTTGTTCACTGGTTACGGTGGCCTCGACATGGCTGTCGGTGGGAAACTCGCGTGGTACTCAGAGATTGAGCCAGCAGCCTGTCAAGTGCTGACAGCCCATTACCCAGATGTTCCCAACCTTGGAGACATCACAAAAATTGATTGGGCATCTGTTCCACCAGTTGACATTTTGACTGGCGGTTATCCATGCCAGCCATTTTCCCATG